CGAAGCGGAACAGGCTGGCATCGCCAAGGAACTGTTCGGCACGGAATCGCTCGCTTCATTGGCCCCACTCATCAACAACCCACAGAAGCTGCGCGAAGTTTTTGCGCTGGCCAACTCCGAAGAAGCCACAGGCTCCCAGTTCGCCGAATTCAAAACCCGCTCGGAGACGACGCAGGGCGCTCTGGATCGGCTGGCGGCCTCCGGGCAAATCCTCGCCATTACCGTCGGCAGCGTCCTCCTGCCGCCCCTTGCCTCAGCCGCCGAGCATGCCACCTCTGTCATCAAGCCTGTCCGGGCCTTAGCGGAAGCGTTTCCCGGCGTCACACGGGGGATCATGTTCGTCGGCATCGCGCTGGTTGGGCTCAAGGTATCCGCGCTGGCGGGCGGCTACGCGGCGACCGTCCTCTCGGACGGCTGGCAGATCGCCAAGGGCATCTTGGCCGCACTGCGCCCGTCCGTCATCGCGGCAACCGTGGCCCAAAAGGCCCACGCGGCGGTCGCTCTGGCCAGCGCCGCCAAAACAAGGGTGTTTACAGCGGCACTGGTTGTCCAAAAAGGTGTTTCAGCCGCCCTTGCCGGAGGTACTGCACTGCTGACAGGGGCCGTTCGCCTGCTTGGTTTGGCGTTTGCATCCAACCCCATTGGCTTCATCATTATGTCCGTCATTACACTCGGTACCGCCGTTTATGCCTTATCCAGCAAATGGGAACCGCTGAGAATTGCCGTCGACAAGTGTACCGCATGGATTGGTGAAAAACTTCAATGGGTAAGCGGACTATTTACTCCGGTTCTAGATAAGCTCAAGACCGTGGCTCAATGGATGGGCATCGTCGACAACGGTGTCGAATTTCATGACGAATCTGGAGTGGCTGATGACGGTTATGCCGCCTACCCCGGCATGGGCGACCTTCCCAAGCGGGAAACCTCGTTCTGGGATGACTGGTTTGGATCAAAGACGGAACCGACACAGGCAGCAGTCCAGCCCCCAACCATCGCAGAGCCTTTTGCCGGGCCGACGAAACCCGCCCTCTCCGAAGCCGCCGCCAAACCAGCACAGGCCAAGCTCCCCGGGCAGGCCCGGACAGCCCCCGCCTCTTCCCGCATCCCGGAATATGCCGCGTCTGGGGAGGCACGGCGGACGGCTCCCGCCGGGAACACGGCGTCCCCATCCGCCTGGCAACCAGTCAATCTGCATTTTTCCATGCCCGTCACCCTCAACGGCATCCCCTCCGCGGACATGGGCGACGCGCTGCTGCGCAGCATCGACAGCCGCGCTGCCGCCATTGAGGAGCGGATTGCCCGCATGCTCGGCAACATCGTCGGAGATCAGCGGAGGTTGGCTTATGGCAACTGAATACATAACGCAACAAGGCGACTGCTGGGATGCCATTGCTCTCCGGCTGTGGGGCGATGAACACCTCATGAACAGGCTCATCGCCGCCAACATCGAACACATGGATATGCTTGAGTTCCCCGCCGGGGTCCGGCTGAACGTGCCCGACGGCGTTAAGAAACCAGAAATCAACATGGAGCTTCCACCGTGGATGTAACCAACGGGAAACAAGAGCAGGAGCACGCCCGGCGCGTGAGGCTCGCCGTCACCATCGGCGGCCATGACGCCACGGACGCGCTCGCCCCCTCGCTCCTGTCCGCAACCTACACCGACAACGCCGCGGGCAAGGCCGACGAGGTGCGCCTCGATCTGCACGACCGCGACGGCAAGTGGCTCGGGGAGTGGGCTCCCAAGAAAGGGACCGAGGTGTCCATGCGTATCCTGTGCACGGACTGGTTCGGCCCCGGTCAGGACGCCTCCCTGAACTGCGGCTCGTTCAAGGTCGATGAAGTGGAATATTCCGGCCCGCCGACCAAGGTCAGCATCAAGGCCGTGTCCGCCGCGCTCACGGACGGGCTGCGGGAAACGAAAAAAACGCAGGCATGGGAAGGCTATTCCCTGCAGGCCGTGGCCGGGGAAATCGCCCAGCGCAACGGGCTTGAACTGCTCTACAATGCCGACGCCTTTCCGTTCAACCGGCAGGACCAGCGCGAGGAATCCGACCTGCCCTTCCTGCAGCGGCTGGCCTCCGCCCGGGGGGTGAACGTCAAGGTCCATGACGGCAAGCTCGTCTGCGAGGCCGCGAAACGCGGCGACGCCCGCGCAGCCGCCGTCGCCATCTCCAGAACCGGAGGGCAGTTTTCGCCGTCACGGTGGTCGTTCAAGGAAAAATCGGAAGGGACGGCCTACACAGGCTGCGACGTCCAGTACATGGACCCGGAATCAGGGGAAATGCACTCCTATTCCTTCGGCGAGCCCGGCGCTGACGGGCAACGGGAAAAAACAACGCTCATCAACCAGAAGGTCGAGTCGAAGGCCGAAGCGGAAACCTTCGCCCAAAGCGCCCTGCGGAACAAAAACGAAGCCGAAAACACCGGCTCGCTCGACATCATGGGGCACCCCGGCGTGGTGGCCGGGTGCACGCTGACGCTGGACGGTTTCGGTAAATTCGACGGCAAGTATTTCGTCACCACGGCAACCCACAGAATCGAAGGCAAATACACGACCGGCGTGGAACTGCGCCGGACGCTGGACTATTGAGGGCAACATGAGCGGATTCGACTACGCGCAACAGGAACGGCGGATCGCGTCGCTGGAAAGCAACCGGGGCGCATCCCTGCGTTTCGGCACCGTGACCGGGGTGGATACGGCGACGGGGACGGCCCGCGTCCAGCTCCCGGACGGGGACGGCATGGTGACCATGCCCCTGCGCGTCCTTGGGCGACGCACGCTGAAGGACAAGGCGCAGGCCCTGCCCGACATCGGGGAACCCGTGGCCTGCCTGTTCTCCGGGCAAGGGCTGGAACAGGGCGTCATCCTCGGCGCGCATTACACGGCGAAGACGCCTTCCCCCAACCAAGAGGCGCAGGTCGACTACGTCCGCTACGAGGACGGCACGGAACTCTGGTATGACCGCAAGGGCCACAAGCTGACCGCCAAGGTTAAAGGAACCGTCGAAATCGAAGCGAAGGGCTCCGTACGGGTCAGTTCCGAGCACGAAGTAGTGGCCGAATCTGAGACTGGCATTACGCTGAAAGCACCACGCATCAACCTTGCGGGCAAACTCAGCGTCACAGACCGCGATGGGCGTTCTGGAAGCGGTGATTTGTTCGGTAATTATCGAATTCTTGAGGGGGATATGTGCGTGCCCGGCGGTGATGTAATCGCGGGAGTGACCAGCCTACGCAAACATATCCACAATGGCGTGGAGTCAGGCCCATCAACGAGCGACAGCCCTACGGACGGAACTCAAAACGGTGATTCCGGACTGGACGAAGATGCAGAACGCGAGCGTATCTTTGGATTAGTGACGGGCGTCAAGAATCGTCTTGTACGCTGTATGCCGGAAATGGTGGCCGCTGAAGCTGAACGTACTCTTGAACAGGGCAATATGACGGACCATCAGGGTTGGCTGTATCTGCATGAAGGTATCCTTAAGTGGTTATATGGCAAAGGCAAGGCCATGCCTGACGACAAACTACACAACGGCTGGCAGGAACCGCTCTGGGTGGAGTGGAACTGGCTCATGCAATACGAACGTTTTCGCAAAGCAGTGGAAGAACTCAAGCAGCCAAACTACCTTTTTTCAGAGAAAGCTAGAGCCAATTTGACCCGTTTGTTGCGCGAAGAGTCGGCTTTTATAGGGGAAGGGCAACAGTTCGACCATATCCACCTTCCTTGGTGGGAATGGCGGCGGCATGCCATTCAAGGAAAAAAAGTAGGAATTGGCATCGGGTCTCTTGAAGAACTCAAAAATTCGACTGAGGTTCTTGATGGAGAAGCATTGGCACATGGTCAAATCAAGCCTGACGGCTTTCAAGCTTCAATTGCCAATACGACCATCTATGCATTGACGAGCGGAAGAACTGAACAGCTTGAGAGCGGCGAGTGGATTGTGTTTATCGAAAAGGTGGCATTCTTCATTCACGATGCCTTTGATTTTAATGGCGACCAATGGCTTGGCAACTGGATATGCGACGAACCGTACAGAGATGATGCTACCGGTGAAACCGTAGAGGGCATGCAAGGATTTAATATATTTGCTTTTCCGCTCACAAATGCAAATTTTCGCCATTTCCGCGACGAAACAGGTTACGGTCGTGATTTTCGTACACTCTGTATTCCGGAACTTGTCCTTACAAAGGAATTTTTTTATGATGCCTCATGAACGGAAAGCTGGTATCAGAAAAGACTTGCAATATGCGACGGTCAGGAAAACGGATTGTGGCCTTGTCCGTGTTGCTCATCGTGTGCCTGCTCCTCAGCGCATGGCTCCATCCTCCGGCGGCTGCCCTAGACGAATGGGAATTCGATCGCATTCCTTGGAATGTATGGGTTGTCATGACCAAGTTCATAAGCTCGCCTGTTCACCATCTCTTTTTGACAACGCCTCTCCTGATTGGCGTCTGGCAATTTCTGAGCAAACCCAATCCTGTGAACACCATACTGCGCTGTCTGGCGTATATTTGGTTGTTCCTGCTCTGGTTCCTTTTTATCTCTTTGACATTTATGATAGATATCTTCCCCAAGCTCTGAGCTTCCTTTCTACGGTACAACGCCCTCTCTTTTCCGCCGAGAAAGACTATTTTCATCCCGGTTCCCTCTTCTCCCTTACTGCTGCAACTTTTTGTCATGGACTCCATGCTTATGGGGGGCTTGCGTCATGCGCGTAGGCACCCTCGGCAACGTCGTCTTTGAAGTGTCCGACACACGGGTGTTCACCCCGTCGCAGGTCACCCGGGAACGCAAGGCCCGCATCGAGGAGCATCAGGTGCAGGGCGCGCTCCCCTGCGTCGAATTCATCGCCCCGGAGCTGGGGACCTTCTCCATTTCCATGACCCTCAGCGCCGCCCTCGGCGTCAATCCCATGCGGGAAGCAGACAGCCTCGGGGCCATGTGCAAGCGCGGCGAGGTCAACCGGCTCATCCTCGGGGGGCTCAACTGGGGCAAGGTCATCATCGAAAGCGTGACGCAGGACTGGCGCAACAGCGGCCCCGGCGGCGTCCACACCATCGGCCTGACGCTGGCCCTGAAGGAGTACCACTGATGCCCGTCGTCGACATGCGCGAGGCGGCCCCGCTCGTCATCGGGGCCACGGGGCTGGACGCCGTTGTCCAGAACATCCGGATGATCCTGACCACGTTCGCCTACTCCGTCCCGCTGGACCGGCGTTTCGCCTCGCACGGCGGCGCTATCGACGCCCCGGCCCCGGTGATGGCCGCGCTCCGGATCGCGGAACTGACGGACGCCATCGAAGAAAAGGAACCCCGCGCCGAGGTGGTGAGCATCCGGCTTTTGCGGGCTGAAACCCTCGACGGGCAGCTCCGGCCCGTCGTGAACTTCAAGCTCAGGGAAGGGGTGACATTGTGAGCCTGCTTGACGACTTCACCGCCGTGGATTTTTCGGAACTGACGCCCTCCGGCATCGAGGAGATGGTCATCACCGCCTACGAGGAAGCCTCGGGCCAGACCGTCTATCCCGGCGACCCGGTGCGGCTGTTCCTCCAGTCCAACGCCTACATCATCAGCCTGCTGGCGGCCTTCATCAACGAAACCGGGAACCAGCAGTATCTGGCCCACGCCCGGGGGCCGCATCAGGACCTCATCGGCGCGCTGGTGGACACGGCCCGGCTGCCCGCCAGCCCGTCCCGCACCGTGCTGCG